TTTATAATATGTACTCATAGTTTTTAAAATCGATAAAGATCGTCCAGGAGCGCTTTAAACAAGGGATGAGCGAGATCGAGATGAAGCTTGATTAACGAACTTTAACGAACTTCACAGACCACTTTTGCCCCATCCATGCCCCACACATAATTTTAGTCAACGCCAGACCCCATCAGCCCTGCAGGGAAAATCGATAACAAACACGCCCGCAGTATGTTCCCCAAAATTTAAAAACAAGTGGTTCATGCCTTGACAGACAAAACCGCCAAAGCAAAAATACTGTATATACAAACAGTTATTAGCGAAACACGTATGTTCGTAGAACTGGTTTATGACAAGCGTAATGTTGAAGGACTCGAAGGGGCCAGCGAGATCATTCTGGCCGAACTGACGAAGCAGGTGCACCAGATTTTCCCTGATGCCGAAGTGAGGGTGAAGCCGATGCAGGCAAACTGCTTGAATAGTGATACCAACAAAAGCGATCGCGAAAATTTGAACAGATAGCTTATTAAAAATAGATTTATCTTAAACCACGTCATTTACATTTAGCCACCTCCCCAAAATCCGGATTCAGCTTAAGAAAAATGCGACAATACAATAAAAACATATCATATAAGCCCCCTCAACAAATGTAATTTTAAGGCCAACAAACACCTCTAACTTATTCACTTTTAATTAATTTCATAAATAATAATTAACAACAAAAGAATTGTATTAATATCCACACTGTAGTATATAATTACATTAACAAAATTACTATTCGGCGAGTATATTATGTTAAGACACATTCAAAATAGTTTAGGCAGCGTTTACAGAAGTAATACAGCAACTCCTCAGGGTCAGATTATTCACCATCGTAACTTTCAAAGCCAGTTTGATACCACAGGCAACACCCTCTACAATAATTGCTGGGTTTGCTCATTAAATGTTATCAAATCCAGAGATGGCAATAATGATCCTACCCACGTAATGTGGACACAGCCCTAAGCGAGGTTCTGGTTTTCAAATTGTTCCGGACTGAGACCGCCACAGGCACTGTGACGACGCCACCGATTGTAATCGCACTCGATATAATTAAACACTGTTGTCCGCATTATTTCCCGGCTGGCAAAGTCCTCTCCGTGGATACATTCCACCTTCAGCGTGTGGAAGAAACTTTCCGCACAGGCATTGTCGTAACAGCAACCCTTTGCGCTCATGCTACCGTACAGATTATGCCGCTTCAGCAGCGCCTGATAATCCGCTGAGCAGTACTGCCCTCCACGATCTGTGTGAACGATGACATTTTCCGGGCGCTTACGCCGCCACAACGCCATCTGTAGCGCATCGCAGGCCAGCTGTGCCGTCATCCGTGATGACATTGACCAGCCGATAACGGCACGCGACCACAGGTCGATGACGACAGCCAGATACAGCCAGCCTTCATCAGTACGTAAGTAGGTGATGTCACCCGACCATTTCTGGTTTGGACCGCTGGCGTAAAAATCCTGCTTCAGCAGATTCTCTGATACTGGCAGACCATGCTCACGGTAACTGACCGGGCTGAACCGGCGCGAGGCTTTCGCCCGCAGTCCCTGCCGACGCAGGCTGGCCGCCACGGTTTTTATGTTATATACCCGTCCCTGAGCACGAAGCTCATCCGTCAGGCGTGGCGCACCATAGCGCTGTTTTGTGTCACTGAATGCCTCCCGGACGACGTTATCACAGACAAGACGGAACTGCTGACGCCGGTTTATCTGATGACGACGCTGATGCCAGACGTACCAGCCACTACGGGCAACCTGAAGTACACGGCACATGGCTTTGATACTGAACTCAGCCTGATGTTTTTCGATGAAGACATACTTCATTTCAGGCGCTTCGCGAAGTATGTCGCGGCCTTTTGGAGAATGGCCAGCTCCTCATCCCGTTCAGCCAGTTGACGCTTCAGACGGGCAATCTCAGCGGACATCTCCTGTTCGCGTTCAGAAGAAGAGTGCTGATTTTGCTGTTTGCTTCGCCAGTTGTAGAGCTGTGATTCATACAGGTTAAGTTCGCGGGCAGCTGCGGCCACACCAATGCGTTCAGCCAGTTTCAGGGCTTCGTGACGAAATTCAGGCGTGTGCTGCTTACGTGGCTTTTTAGTGGTTGATGCAGGTTTTGTCATGTGAGTCACCTCTTACTTGAGAGTTTACTCACTTAGTCGCGTGTCCACTATTGCTGGGTAAGATCAGAGTGCATTGTAGGCTATGATAGTGAAGTGAAAAAAGTATTAATTTATGATTCAATGAATACCTCACCTGAATGGCAATCAAATATTGATGTCTATGACAAGCTTACCTTAGCATTCAATGATAAATATAAAAATGAAGATTGCAGTATTTGTGGTCTTTACTATGACGGTGTTTATGAGCCAAAACCTTTACACTCCTCCTCCTGGAAAGACTGGTGTACCATTTTATGATAGTTAACCTTTACCAAGATAATTATTCAGGCTACCGCCAACATGGGGGGTCGGAGGTTCAAATCCTCTCGTGCCGACCAAAATTCCCCTTAAAAACCAGCCTGTCAGGGCTGTTTTTTTTATGGCTCAATTTCCTACGGGGAAGCTATGGGGTGAAACTGGGGAATAAAGCCGTCGAGATTCGACGCAATTTGCGATTGATTCATCAGTTTGCTCACTGCTCAGTTTCGGAATTCATCAATACACAAATTTTCATTTCGAATTACTGTATAAATTCCCTGTAAATCATTACCGGAGCGCGCCACATTTTCCCCCTGCCCTATACTTTCAGCCTGACGACTGGCGGTTTCATATGTGTGGACGCTTTGCACAAGCACAGACCCGTGAAGAATATCTGGCATATCTGGCCGACGAAGCCGATCGTAATATTGCTTATGACCCTCAGCCTATAGGCCGGTATAACGTGGCGCCCGGGACTAAAGTCCTGCTATTGAGCGAACGCGACGAGCAATTACATCTCGACCCGGTGATTTGGGGTTACGCTCCCGGATGGTGGGATAAAGCTCCACTTATTAACGCCCGTGTCGCGACAGCGGCCTCCAGCAGAATGTTTAAGCCACTATGGCAGCATGGCCGGGCTATCTGTTTTGCCGATAGATGGTTCGAGTGGAAGAAGGAAGGCGACAAAAAACAGCCGTATTTCATTCACAGAAAGGACGGGAAGCCGATATTCATGGCTGCCATTGGCAGTACGCCGTTTGAGCGCGGTGATGAAGCAGAGGGATTTCTGATTGTTACCTCCGCAGCCGATAAAGGTCTGGTAGACATTCACGATCGTCGCCCGCTGGCACTGACACCGGAAACTGCTCGGGTATGGATGCGCCAGTTCCTGGAACCACATTCTAAGTCAATAACATACCGCGTCATACCTGCGCTCACACGTCCCATGATGCGAAAAGATACCAATCCATGCCAATAGTTAAAAACGGATGACTGTCCCGAATCCGTCCCACCTGCCCTATCCCACAAACCGGCGTTCAGATGCTCATCAAGAAAACCACCTCACCCTCATAACTCAGTAAGCGTCCCGTTTAGGACGTAGCGTAAGGATTATTTTACGGTTTCGAGGTTCCAGGGCAGCAGTTCGTGCACCCGGTTCGATGACCAGTCGCTGATTTTCCACAGCACGTCGCGTAACCATGCCTCGGACTCCACGTCGTTTAGTTTGCACGTACCCAGCAGGCTATAGATGATCGCCGCTGCCTCGCCGCTCCTGTCTGAGCCGAAGAACAGATAGTTACGTCGGCCCAGCGCCACGCACCGTAAGGCGTTTTCACAGATGTTGTTGTCGATCTCCACCCGACCGTCGCAGCAGAGGACACGCTCAACGCATCACACTGCTTCAGCATGTAACCGAACTCCTTCGCCATCTCCGCATGCACCGACAACGTTTTCAACTGCGCCTGTATCCAGTCGTACAGCGACTGGCTTTTCTCTTTCCTGACCGACAGCCGTGTTTGCGCCGGGCTGTGGACTCTGTCATCTGTGATAGTGTCCATCAAAATTTAAGTGGACACTATCATCGCCGGATTGACAGGGTTCTGACAGACGTCCTCCACGGTGCGCTTACATTTTACCTATTAAGGAATATTTTTGCTTTTTAAAGGTATTAAACCATCTCGGTGATGTAACAAAAACTTTCCCTGCCATAGATTCTGATTCTAATTCTCGTGGTAATGCATCATAGGCATTAGCTGCTATACTTGAATTACTAAAATCAGTATAATAAATAAGTTTCCTTCTTGTTGCCATTCTATATTTACAAACCCATTCATCTGCTGAAAGAATTAATGGGCCATTCAGATTACTCATACCTCTATTTTCAAACTGATGGGCTGAAACATCAAACACATAGTCTTTTCCTTCTTTATTTCCAACCACTGCAAAATGATTTGTTGGTATTTCCTCTGTTGGTTTATCCCAGATAAATATACCTCGATAACGAATATTATCGAACCCTTTTTCATTCATAAAATTGCTTACAGGAGTCATTAATGACTCACACTGCCCTACCGGATTCATTATTTTATTATTTATAATTGGATTCTGTTTCAATTCCTCCAGATAGGCCGCAGCATCAATATCACTGGTTAGGTTGTAAGTTATATCTGTGCGTTCCACTCCCGGTTCTGTTGCCATGGTTAAGTGATGTGTTTCACTGTACCCCTGGCAATTTACGGTATAGTTCCCGACGTCATCCAGGGTGACTGATAATATCTCCTGACTGTCTTCATCCAGAATACAGAAGTAGTTTTCCCCGTGCAGGCCGGAATGAATGTTTTCCTCCCATCCGTCATACGCGAGCGTCCTGAGCAGTTCAAATCTGCTGACCACATCCTCCCGCGTCGTTCCGGCCGGCGGGTGACAAATCGTCCAGATGCACCCCAGCGCTTCAGTCTGGTGCGTTGAGCAAAAAAATTCCTTCATTTTTTCCCAGGAACTCATTTCAGGGGGGGTATCAGACCAGGCAATACGATAAATGCGGCGGTTACTGATGATGGCGGGAAGACATCCGCTTCCAATATGAAAGGGCATAACAAAAAACCTTTATAAATTTACATATAGTATCTGTCCGACAGACATCATCTCTTCCTGGTCTTAATTTCACAATAAGGTTATCGGCGGATTCATGGTCGTCCTGCCATGGCGGGCTTCAGAAGGTGCAGAAGAAAAATCCGTTATGATGACCGGATGGCGGGACTGTCATTTTACAGCTAAGTGTCGATTTTTTCAGGGTCGCTTTCCACGATGACCAGATCATCCGGTATCAACGCCCGGCGTTCAATTTTGGCAGGCAGAAGTCACCCGGCAGAAATTACTTAACGATTCAGATAATGCCATTAAGGACTGGCGCACAGAATTAACGCTGGGGATTATCAGTGATGAAAATAAAGCAGCTTTGATTCTGCCGATGAATTATATCAATGTTCTTAAATCGCTGGACTTAACAGGTGTTTCAGATGAGGCCACCTTCACAGCAATCAGGTGGCCTTCATTACCACAGGAGTGATTTACTGGCTATCGATATTCCTGTTCATCATTTTTAGGTCATCTACACACATTCATTCTGGCTGAGTTGAAATATTGCAAAAATATTAATGTTTATTATTTTTTCTTTAAGTAAATTTTCGCTCAATAAACTTAGTTGTTTATTCAATGACAATGAAGTATGAACTATGCTGGAAATGAAGGAAGTCAACAGTAAGGATAGTCTGAATATTCACGGGTGATATTATGAGACATCGTATATTTTCCCCATTGCTTCTGGTGTTGTCGGCTACAGCCTTTTCGGCATCGGCGATGGCCGCTAGTGATACAAAACCCCCCACCAGATAATACAAAATCCGCCTCCAGTGGACTGCCGCCAATACCCGCCCCATTTATTCGTCCCCCCTGGTGTGACAACTGGCCACCAGATATAGAAAAACCACCGGAGTGGTGTCAGATTTGTGGTTGTTAATTTTTACAGAAGGCTGTAACAACCATATCAGTACTGATGGTATATCTGGTTATTATGCTTCATCAGTTCCTCCTGAACTGAATATTACTTCAGGCTGGTGTATTTTATTAACGCCAGCCTGTTTTTTCACAACGTCATATTACTGACTTACTGGCCCATGCCTCCTGAGAAACCAGCCAGTAGTTATTACTGTGGTAATGCAGGCCACCTGATTGCTGTGAAGGTGGCCTCATCTTTCACATCGCTCAAATCCAGCATTTTCAGCGCCCTGATATAGACCATCCATTTAGTCAGGCTTGCCCTATCATCGTCGCTGATATCCCCCAACGCCAGTTCGGTTCGCCAGTCGACAATGGTGCTGTTAGCATCGGTAAGTAGCTTCTGACGTGTGGTTTCGGCTTTTGCATGATAATCAACGGGAACAGCGACAACAGCGCCGTTCGAATATTTCCAGTCGCCATAGATATTAAATCCTGCAGGTAACTTGTTAACCTCAACAACTGAAAAACCAGCCGGATAAAGACGAGAGACATCTTCTGATACGGAACGGATTATATTTTCGGAGTCAATACACAACTTATATTTTTTCGTGAATTTACTCAGCGACTCATAAAAATCCTGACCATCTTCACTACGAAAATACAGAAAGTTGTTATCATAATCCGGGTCATCAGGAGTGTATCTGGTTACGTTTTTTAATTCCATTATAGTTTCCTTAATCATCCATTAATTGTACGCCAGCCATTACCCACCCACATTTGCAACGGTCGATACGCAAATGTCACACCGTATGCTGTTGTTGGGTCATGTCTGGCTTGTGTTAAAAAGCAACCAGCAGGCGCTTCTGCAGGTCCATATTCATCTACTTTGCCCGGCCATACTGGGGCGCCACGCTGGATATTCTGGACATAACGATTATCTGATTCGCCTTTTGTATATACGTTTCCTGATGTTAAATAACGGGCGTCGAAATTACCGTAATTATCCGGAATAACTTGTCCATTAACAACAAACTGAATACTGCCATCGGTATTACGCTGGCTGTATAAATGCCATCCCTGGTCGTCATCCAGCTCAATAACTGTTGGTCGATTTCCGTCACCCCACAAATTAAATTGAGCATTCAGCACGGAGTTATTTGAGCTAGTCATGGTCATTCGTTTGGCATTGCCTGCGCGAATGGCCCCCAGAACCTGCATTTCACCGGGAGCGACACGAACGGTGTGCTGGCTATTCGCAAACGTATCCAGTATCCCGTCGCCATTCTGTTTAAACCCGGTATCGTTATCGCCAAATACAATTGAGCTTCCACCCAGCACATTATCAGTACCAATGCCTAACGCACCGTTTAGCCGTCCTCCATTAACTGACAGTGCCTCAACGTCACCGGCTGTGGGTTTCATCATGCTGTTATACAGCGTATATGTCTGACCGTTCGTAGCGTTGGCAGGCTTTGTTTCTGAATATTCTGGAGCGCTATATAGTGTGACATTTGCATTACCGGTGTAATCATATTGCGCAATTAACCAGTACGCATACTGGCCGATATTAATATAAATATCGTAGGTGTCGCCTGATGTATTAACCCATGCGACCTCGTTAGCAGAAGAAGGTGAACGCATCCATAATATGGCGGTTATTCCAACAGGCGAACCATTACCGGCACGCAGAACCAGTTCACTGATAGCCGCTTGCTCAAATGATCCAACGTTATACCCCGAACCTCCGTAAAGCTTAATTACTGCTGTCGATGTGGCCTGCGGCATGAAAACAGTGGCGATTTTGAACCATCCCGATTCACCAAATGTAACGCTGGTAGAAGTCACAGCGCCGATAGTTCTCGCAAATCGCGTTTTGTCAGGAATATCACCGCCGTTCTGCGATTTTTGCATGGCGCCGGCGGCGCTATTTATGGTTTCCCGTAAACCAACGTATTCGATAAGACCGTCAACGCTTTTTCCTGACAGCGCCGTCAGTGTATCGTCCAGCGGCTGCTTGCCCGCAATCATGTTAGTGATAGTGGTGGCAAAATTAGGATCGTTACCCAGCGCGTCAGCCAGTTCTTTCAGCGTGTCCAGCGCTTCCGGCGCAGAACCAACCAACTGTGCCACTTTCGCAGCCACAAACGCTGCCGTGGCAATTTCAATACCTGCAGCTGTGGTTTCCGGCGTTGGTGCTGTTGGCGTACCAGTCAGTGCCGGACTGTCCAGCGGCGCTTTGGTCTGTACCTCGTCCATGACAGCATGGACCGCCTTTGGCGTGGCTGCCAGCGCTTCGCTGTCACTGTCCGTGGCGCTGCTTAACTTAACGATACCTTTTTTCGTCAGGCTGGCATCTTCCAGGGAAATCACGTCCGCGATATCTTCTGCCCGTTTTGCGGCCTCTTCTGCTCTGGTGGCTGCTGCTCCGGCAGCAGTACTGCTTTGCGCCGCCAGTGATGCGCTGGTATCAGATGCAGCGGCGTGAGTGGATGCCTCCGATGCTGATGACGAGGCGGCTGTTGCGCTGGCCGCTGCTGTACTTGCTGACGTTGCTGCATTTGTCTCAGATGTTTTCGCTGCGGCTGCCGATGCGGCTGCCGCCTTTTCCGACGCTGCCGCCGCAGTGGCTGACGCACCTGCATCACCGGCACTGGAAGCCGCCTGCGTTTCTGACGTCTTCGCGGCGGTTTCGGATGCTCCGGCGCGCTCTGCTGATGTCTGCGCCGCCGTCGCGCTGGCGGCTGCGGCAGCAGCTGAATCTCCGGCGGCAGTACGGGAGGCATCTGCATTCGCTTCAGATGTTTTCGCTGCGGCTGCCGATGCGGCTGCTGCCGTTCTGGCTGTGTCAGCCGACGCCGCGCTGGCTGATGCCTCCCCGGCTTTTGTGGTCGCCGTACCTGCGCTGCTCTCCGCAGATGCTGCGGATGAGGCTGCCTGTGTGGCTGATGCTTCTGCCGCTCCGGCTGCATTCACTGCTGCCGTGGCGCTTTCCGATGCCTGACCTGCTGATGTCTGCGCCTGTTCAGATGCCTGCCCTGCGGCGGTGGCATTCCGCGATGCCTCCGATGCCTGGCGGGCAACTTCTTCCACCATCGCCTCAAAACGCCGCAGCGCCTCCGGGCGGACGTCGTCTTCCGTCATGGCCCCCAGAAAATCATTCAGGGTGCCCGGCTTTGAATCATCGTAAACCGTAATAACTCCGGCATGTGACGGGGGATACCCTTCCACCAGGAGCGTGACAGTGTACTGCCCCTGCTCCACATCCATGCTGTAGCGCCCGGCGTCATCCGGATTTTCCGATGCCACCGTATTCACGACCACCGTCGTACTGGTCCGGCAGGCCTTCAGCTGAATGGTGCAGTTCTGTACCGGCGTTCCCGTACCATCTTTCAGTACGCCGGAAATAAGTACTGGCATATTGCCTCCATAAAAAAGCCCGCCCGCAGGCAGGCTTCAGATTCATTCACATCTCAGCACTGATTATCCGGGTCACGTAAATATGCCGGCAGAGAACACTGGACGCTCCGCGTGATTGTTTTTCCCTTTGCCTCGCGGTGCTGTTTCTGCCCACGGTCGGTGCCGGTATAAATCCGGGTCTGGTTTTCAATATTGCTGTTGCCGCTTCCTCTTCCGTTATCGGCAACGGCAGCAGTGGAAAATAAAACGGACAGGGAAAGCCCTGCCGCCAGAGAAATTACGCGCGACATAGTCATATTTGTTCCTCATTAAACGAAAGGGACCGGAAATCCGGTCAGTTTGTGAAGTTGCTCCCCGACCGGGAAACCATCACCAGCGGCCAGACGGAAGCTTCAGTGGTGTACTGCCCGCCGACCCTCAGAGAAACGCTGATATCCACGACAGGTGAAGTGGTGTAGACCGAAAAGACAACTGTCTGATACATGGCCGGAAGCCCTGCGGTATACGGGATAACCTCCGCCGTTTTCACCTGGCCGTTAATATTTATCGTGACGGTGATGGCACCGGAGCCACCGTTACGCTCACAGTTAGCCATCACCGTGATGGTTTTCCCTATCTGATAGGTGGCGCTGTCGGTATACCGTGTTGAGGTGCTGCGTTCGTCGTTCTTCGCTCTGATGCTCACGCCCTGCATGACTTTTGAGCCGCAGATATCACCGACAAACTCTTTTGCTTCTATCACGCCAGAAAACTTACCGGAGGTGGCATTGATTTCTCCGGTAAACGAGCCAGACACAGCGTTAATATGGCCGCTGATATCCGCATTTTTCGCAGTCAGCTTTCCGTCCGGCGTCAGGGAAAATGCCGGAGGATTACCGCCACTGGTGATAGTCGGCGCGCTCAGGTATTTCAGGAACGCCTCGTTCATGATTATCTGGTCGCCCTGCATGACGAATCCTGGCGTCTGGTTTCCGTTTGCCGGGTTAATATAAGCAATGCGATCCGCCGCCACCAGGAACTGGCTTATCTTCCCGTCAGGCGTGTCTTCCATACTCAGTCCAATTCCGGCCACATAATATTTGCCGTCTTTGGTCTGCTCTATTTTGACGCCCCACATGGCGTTCCATTTATCGTTAGCGTCCTTCCACTCCTTCGAAAACTGTTGCAGTTTGCTGGCGTTATCCTCCGTCAGGTCAATTTTTTTCAGCAACTCTGTACCAAGATACGCCTCCGTAATCAGTCCTTTAAAAAAGTCCAGATACCCTTTCGCGTCATCACTCGGACGCCCGGACACTTCCGCAAACACTGATTTTCCAGCCAGATTTACACTACGCACGTAAAACCAGGCATCATGCAGTGGTTTCAGTCCATCCTTTATCCAGAATGACCCGATGCCCAGATACTGCGCTTTTGACTGAATGTCTGCTGCGGTCGTCAGCTGTGTTGCGGAGTACCAGAATTCATACTGCACACTGGCATCATAAATGGCCTGGTACGGCGTCACCGTTATCTGAAAATAGCCCGGCGTCAGTTCAATGGTGGACGGTGCCGCCGGAGCCTGAATGCTGAACGTGACCGATGACGGCTCCCCCTGCTGCCCGAATCCGTTTATTGCCCTGACTGTCAGCGTGTAGTCACCCAGCGGTAATTCGTGGAAAGCGTACTCTGTCTCACTGGTTGTGGCGGTTGTCACCAGACGCGCGGGGTCGTCATCTTTCCCGTTTCTGATAGTCAGTCTCACGACAAAACGCACACCTTTTACCACCCGCGGCGTATCCCATTTCGCTTTGGCCTGATACAGGGTGCTGTCGTTATCCGTGCTGACGGTCAGATGTTGTACAGCGGGCGGAATAATGCTGTTGGTGGTCCCCGGTAACGGGTCAAAGTGCGCCCCGTTGTCCACAATGGACTCTTTTTCCGGAACGTGCTGCAAGGCAGTGATGGCGTATGTGCCGTCGTCATTCTCCTTAATACGCACGCAACGGAAAAGGCGGCGCTTCAGGGAGGGCAGTTTCAGCCCCCAGATACTGTACGGCTGCACGGTTTCCGGCAGGACTTTCGTTACCACCCGATCCGGTGCGGGCTGCGACTGAATCTCCGTACTGAACGGCTTACCGTCAGGCCCGACAATATTCAGCGTGGTGGCGCCGCTTTCCGGTAGTGTTATTTCCCGGTCAAGCGTCAGCGTGCGGGTGGAAATATCCAGGTCAGTGATACGCCCACCGACCGACACCCCGGCGTAATCGTTGTCGCAGACCTCAATAATATCGCCCGGTGTATGACGCAGACCTTCCGCACCGACAGAAAAATCCACGGTCTGCGTTTCCAGCAGCTCCGTCATCATCACCCACAACCCCGTCCGGTGCGCCTGTCCACGTGAGGTACAGCCGAACGCGTCCATTTTCAGCAGATTGCGTCCATAACGGGCCTGTGAGGCATGGTCTTCCACCAGCTCCGTGGAGGTTTGCCAGCCATTCAGCGGATCGGTGTATCTCACTTCTATCGCGTTATGGCGGTCTTTCAGGGCACTGAAGCTGTATTTAAAGCGCCCGCCCACCACGTTACCGTTGGTGTAGGTCCATGCTTTATCGGAGGGGCGGTCCTGGATGAAGGTCATTTTGCGGCCATTCCATACCGGCATACAACGCATCACCGAGCAGAAATCCGCCAGAACGTCATACGCCTTACGCTGGGTGGTAATATACGCATTAAGCGTCATGCGGGGTTCCGTGCCGCCAAATCCGTCCGGCACCGGTTGATCGCAGTACTGCGCGATGGCGTACAGCGCCCATTTATCCACATCCGCCCCCCCGATACGCCTGCCCAGCCCGTAACGGGGGTGGGTCAGTTTATCCATCGTGCACCACGCCGGGTTATTCGTGTACGCCGGTTTAAACGCCCCGTCCCACAGGCCGGTATATGTGCGGGTATCCGGGTCATAGTTTGAGGGGACCTGAAAAATACGTCCGCGCAGGTGGTAGTTACGCGTGACCTGCTGGCTGCCGAACTGTTCCGCATCCACCAGCAGACCGGCAACCGCTGTGCCAGGATAACCCTGCCGGATATCGATGATTTCCGTATACGACGACCACAGCGTTTTGTTCTGAAGCCTGTCGGTGGTGCTGTCCGGTGTCACCCTGACCATGCGGACACTGAACGGGCGCGGCGGTAAATTATCAGCCACTACCGATGCCAGATATTGTGTTGTGATCTTGCCGTTAATAGTGATATCAAATTCTGTGTTCCAGATCCCGCTACGCTGAAACTGTATCAGCAGATTCACGGAGGACGGGTTACGGTCCCCCTTGTCCGTGGTCTCCTGCAGCATCTGTACACCAAAGGTGAAGCGTAGCCGGTCGACATTCTCTGAGACAACAGTACGGGTAACGGGATTATCGTGTTTCACTTCCACACCCAGCACCGTTTCCGCGCCGGAAGCCTCAAAACCTTCCAGCGGTGCCTGTGGTGTCTCCCCCACCTGATATACCACGGTCACGCCGTGAATATTACTGTTACCGTCCGCGTCCACCACCGGCGTGTTATTAATCAGCACGCTCTGCAGACCGTTCACCGGGCCGACTATCGGTCCCTCACTGAGGGCATCAATCACGCTCAGTTGTTGTGTGGACTTCAGATCGTCCTTCGCCTCACGTGGTGTATGCCCCTTCCCTCCACCTTTGCTCATTCTCCTGGCTCCATAAATAACAAAACCGCCGTAATGGCGGTCATGTGTATCAGCTCATGTTGTCATGATTATCACTGCCGGATGACGACAGACGGTCTGGTAATCCCGCCGTCCTGCCGCGACGTGGTGTTTGCCTGTAACGGGGAGCCGATCACCACAACTTTTCCCGACGTGCTCTCATCCCGGGTACTCATCATCTGCGATATCACCCGTGACCCGATTTTCATTTCACCGTACAACACCGGCACCGGGTTCCCCTGGGCCACCATATTTTCCTGGGAAGAAAAGTACGTGTTCTGTTTCCCGTTATCTGTCTGACCCACCGTTGGTGTTTTGGGTACAGGTGTCAGCATCTGCGCCACACCACCCAGCGCCATACTGGTTCCTGCGGAAAACAATACTGCCGCCGCTACAGCATTCAGACCGGGAATAAATGACGCGCCAATCAGCGCTGCCCCGGCTACCACCTGCCAGATACCGTTTTTCGCTCCCGCCATACGCGGTACAATATGAACCACTGCCCCCGGCGGTAACGATTCGTTCAGTCTGGCAGTAAGGGTATCCGGCGCCATATCGCTCCCGGCAATCCGGACCTGATACCAGCCCTCATTCATTCGCTGCCGGAATCCGGGGAGTTGTATCGCCAGCGCATGTATGCCTTCCGCCGCTGTCTTTATGCTGAGGCTGATGCGCTTTCCAAATCGTTGTAAATCCCCGTAAAGGCAGATTCGCACCATTGCCGGTGCCGCCATATTGAGTGTGTCCGTCGTTGCCATTTGTCGTTATACCCCTCTCGTTTACTCAACTGCTCCGGAATATGGTGCAACAGTTCACCGTTGCCGCAGTAAATCGCCGCATGATTGGGCGTCGGTGAACCAAAACAGCAAATCAGCACGTCGCCGGGCTGCGCATCCTCCGGATTCACCCGGTAAAATCCCGCCGCCTCCAGGTGATCCAGATAGAGGCTTTTACCCTGACTCCACCAGTCATCTTCCCTATCGAAATCCGGCATATCAATCCCGGCCAGATGGTAGGCATCACGAAACAGCGTGTAGCAGTCCGTCACGCCATGCTCAAACTGCCGCCCGGTCAGGTGTGGCACGCAGCGGAATTTATGTATCCTGTTATCACGGACCAGCCACCAGTCCAGCCCGCTTTGTATCTGGAGGGTACGATCCGCACTGCTGAGACAGGGCTTACCGTCAGGATGGCTGTGTACCAGCGCCACGATGTCGCCGCGGTTCCGGGCATTCAGGTAATCCTCCGGGGATATACGAAAATACATCGTGGGTTCAGCAGACAGATTTTCACACGGAAAATACCGCTCTCCCTGTGCCGTTCTGACCACATAACCGCACGATTCCGCAGGCGCACACTGTCGGGCATGTGCCAGAATGTCATCGTTAATCATGGGAACCTGTTAAGACAGTTTGTTGATGGAAGCGAAAAATCCGGCATTCACCAGATTGTTACGCATTTCACAGCCTTTCATGCAGTGGCTGCATTTATCCTTTTTCGGGTCTGAGGTGGGCTTATCGAACTCATCGGCCACGGGCGGGCCGTCGTATCCGCAGTTTTCATCCCGGTAATCCCACGGACAGGAGTCCGCCAGCATGGTACGCCCCGGCACCACAGAACCGTCGGTTTCTGCCGGTGATGCCAGAATAATGGTAGCAGTTGATGAATCCAGTTCTGACAACTGCTCCACGTTATAGCGCGCTACCGCCTCCTGCTCCGGGTCAGCGCCCGGATTGCCGTTACTGAAATTCACCGCATCAAGAAACTTGCTGTAAACCTGATGCCTTACCACTGACGCGCCGACGAGACTTTGCAAATCCTCCGCCATTCCCGTGACCAGACCAAAGAGATTGGCAACAACGAGGTTCGGGCGGGGAGATGCGCCTTTCCCGTTCATCTCAAAATCCTGTACCTGTATCGGGTACGGTTCGTACTGCCTCCCCTGCCAGGTTAACGGCTCGCCTTTTTCGTTCGGTTCGTTACAGAAGAAAAAGCGCTCACCGCCAATCGCGGTTAAATCAAATTCCCACAAATCCACCTTCGCGGACTGCTCCGCTTTGGTGGTCTCGCTCAGGGTTTCCTGTGGTATATCCTGCATATATGAGAGATCCTTTATTATTTATCTTGCAAAAATATTCCTTCTTTTATTAATGGTATTTACGATACAACCAAAAAACGAGGTAACTAATGAAATACACAATATTGTCGCTGGTAGCTGGTGCGCTCATCAGTTGTTCAGCAATGGCAGAGAATACCCTGACTGTAAAGATGAACGATGCCCTGTCCAGCGGAACAGGAGAAAACATAGGTGAAATCACAGTTTCAGAGACACCTTACGGTCTGCTTTTCACTCCTCACCTAAATGGTCTTACGCCAGGAATTCACGGCTTCCATGTCCACACAAACCCAAGTTGTATGCCGGGAATGAAAGACGGTAAAGAGGTTCCGGCGCTCATGGCCGGAGGACATCTTGACCCCGAAAAAACCGGGAAACATCTTGGCCCATATAATGACAAAGGGCATTTGGGGGATCTGCCTGGACTGGTTGTCAATGCAGATGGTACAGCCACGTATCCGTTACTGGCACCACGCCTTAAATCACTGTCAGAACTGAAAGGTCACTCATTGATGATCCATAAAGGCGGTGACAATTACTCCGATAAACCTGCTCCACTGGGTGGTGGCGGTGCACGTTTTGCCTGTGGTGTCATTGAGAAATAACAGCAACATAGCCATATCGTCATAATTTCGTTTTACCCATAAAAAAGCCCTCTCACTGGAGGGCATTAAATCTGTATCGATGTTAAAGGTCAGAAGCTGTAACCTACGCCAAGCACCCAGGTTCCAGCTTTGACGTCACTGTCAGCATCAGTGGAAAAACTTGTATGCTCATAAGACGCATTAACGGCAATATTTTCAACCGGGTTAAGCTGAATACCTGCCCCATAAGCAAAGGCGGTTTTATTGTCAGAATTTCCCCAGTTATCCTTAATATGTCCGTTTGCTGCACCAATCATCACGTAAGCATTCAGATAGTCGTTAAAACGGTATGAAGGACCAACAAGAAGGGAGGTATAATCAGCATCACCTACCTTATACCCATAGTTATTAACATCAGCCGAGGTGTATGTAACTGAACCCATCGCCCCGAATCCACTGTCCAGATCTTCCCAGTTATATTTGATGTTGGCACCGTTCGCATTACCGGAAAGCCAGCCGCTTAAATCTGTGTAGGCATATCCAATTGAAACGGTATTTTTATACCCTGCTGCGTTAGCCACGCCGATGCTACCTAACGCCAGACCAACTAAAACCGCCACGGCAATCTTTTCCATAACATTTCCTTTTTTTGATTATTGACTGTGCGGGCTCAGTGAAACAGCAGCAGGTTAGAAAGTTCAATCATATTTATCGATCGTTTCGATCAAAAATACTAAGAAATAACCTGCTCAAATGTCGCGGTGAATGTTGTTTTCAGCAATCCCGCTTTCACACTCCATTTCCGGCAGACAACCTTAATCTGCCGGTATCCGTAAGGCGGAGTCCACAAAAACGCCTTCACACCATTATGCTGTGACAAAAAGCCCTCCAGTGCCGGACCATCCTCCCGGTCAACGCGGATAGTCACACTGTATTTTTTCAGGTCATTATTGATCCCGGATGCACGCCGCTGCTCGTAGCCATCACCGAACCTCACCACCGACACCTGTGGTTCCGAATCCACCCCCATGTCCGGGTCAACTTTCCAGTGAAAGGTTTTCATCATCGATATGCCCCGCTCAGCCTGCCGCCGTCACGCCCCTGCTGCTGCACGAAATCAGCCGCCGCCTTTTTACCCAGATCATAAACCGCCTTCAGCGCCTGCGGCGTCAGCTCCGGCCCCGTGTTGCTGATTGCAATATGATACTGCGGCGCAAACATCGCCATCCCTCCGGAACCTGCTGCCACAACCCCCAGCTTACCGTCAGTACCGCGACGAAGCGGCAGTATAGCCTCCGGACCGGCCTCTCCCATTACTGCCGCCCCTCTGGCAAATGCAAAGAACGTCGGTCTGTTAACAATACTGCCGCTGTACTGACTGAGTCCTGCTGAGCGGTACACGCCGCCGTCCGCATTTGGAATGACCGACAGCGCCGCTGAACTGTATGCCCCGGATGGTGTACTTCCGCCTGCTGATGCGCCAAAGCCGAACATACCCAGTACTGAACCCAACAGTTTAGAAGCCGCAATACGTGCCTCCATTTTTGCCAGGTCAGCCAGGATGGAGACCGTCAGGCTCCGGAAACTGCCCTTTCCGGTCACGGAAAAATTCGCGATACTGTCCGCCATGCCGTTAAATGCGTTTGTGAAAACGTTCTCCGTCATGCCTGCCACGTTGCCCCCCTGCGCCAGAAAGTTATCCAGCGCCCGCGACGCGCCCTGCGTCCAGTCTCCCTGCGCAGCATCCACTTTCGCGTTATAATCCGCCCACTCAGCCAGTCGGCGATCGAGACTGGCCTGAAGTTCCTGCTCCGCCTGACGGTATTCGTCAGAACCGTATGTCCCTTTTGCCTTGCTGTCGCGCTTAAGCTGCTCCAGTTGTTCCTGGTAGTGCTGTTGAATTTTCAGATGCTCTTCGTACCGGCCACGTTGCTGATCGCCCATACCCATTGTGGCCAGCGCCAGTGCGTGCTGCTGCCTGACGCGGGATTCTTCGTCAGCGAGCTGGCTGGTTAATGTGAGCGTCTTTTTCTTCAGTTCATTAAAGGCATTCTGGTGTTGCAAATCCTGTTGTGAGATATCCAGCTTCTGTAGCGCAAGCGCTATTTCATCCTTATGTGCCAGTACGCTTTGTTCATCCGCCGTCAGTTTTTTACCGGACAAATCAGCGATGCGCTGCTGAAATGACAAAAGCTGCTTATGCGCTTCCGTCATTTTTTCGGTCGTGGAAAGCTTCGCGGCGGCAATCAGCCCTTCAGTCTGCGCCTGTTGCTGGCTGTACTGCAAAAGCAGTCGCCCGGCCTCGTCGTTGTAGTAAGCCTTTGGCTTTTCCTTCTGCCGTGCCATTGCTTTTTTATGGCGTTCGTTTTCACGCTCCAGCGCGGCATTGCGTACCGCAGCATCGGCATACTGCATGGCGGTAATGCGCGCCACCTCCCGTTGATGCCGCAGGGATTCAGTTTCATTATCCCGGTTCAGCGCGGCGTTCTGCTCGTTCCGACGTTTCTGCGTTTCCTGATAATTACGCTCT